AAAACGGTATGAACAAAGTACTATGGGGTAGTGCTAATCCACAAAGTGCACAAACAGCAAAATACGATCCAAAGACACAATCAGTTACTTATACTACAGTAAGAACTAATCCAACACCACCTCAGAAAAAAACACTCATTAATTCAGGATTATTCAATGCATTAGACGCACTTAATGCTGTCGATCTATGCAATGTTCTAACATATGTACTATCCAATATAAACATAAAGAAAAAGCCTAGACCAGAACAACCATGGACTGCTACTCAAACAGCTTTTTATACTCTTCAAGATAAGGCTTTCGTAGTACAAACTGCCATAGACAAGTATTTAGCTTTTCCAAATGTGTTAGTAGGTTCTTATACTGCAGCATCTTTGCAACCTCAAACACAAGAACAAGTTATTTCAGGATCTGGTATAGCACCTGGACAAAGTTCAGTAGTAGGAACTGCTGTTGCAGCATACAATATATTTAACCTTATACAAACCATACAGGATACTTTCTCTACTCCCAACCAAAGTTCAACAGGATCTTTATTCAGTCCAGAAGAAAAGGAGATCATAAAACTCGTACCTGGATTAATAGGAAATGCAAATTTCGTAAAAGACTTTTTGGGCAGTACCTCTAAATACTTAGACTACAGACAAATCGATACAAAGGAACTTATCAAATTACAAAAAAAAGTAAACGATTTAAGAGGAATTTGCGTTACTATAAACACTCTTGATTTTAAAAACGCTTTAGCTTTAGCTGGAAATATTCTTAATATAGACATAAGAAGTCAAGTACAAGAACTTAGTAGGTTTATTAATCCAACTGAAATAGCAAAAGTGATATCTCAAATAAATAATGCTATTCGATCTTTTATACAAATTGCTAGAAAGCTTCAAGGTATACTTCAAACAAGTCAATTCATTATAAAGATTGCCATATTACTTATTAAGATATTTAAATTTGTTAAAACCTTTTTATTAGCATTACCACTACCTAATTTATTTACAACATCAGGAATTCAAACTGCATTTAGTTCTGCAAAAGAAGCAGCATCTAATTTGAGTAATGGATTAGTTAAACTCTTGAAACAAATTAATTCACTACTATCGGTAGTACTAATTTTCGTAAGATATACTCTAGCAAATGCTAATGAACTTGAAATAAGATTAAGAACACTTATAGCAACTTTAGAAGGGTGTGACGCTATGAAAGATTCGGACGTATTAAAAGAATTAAAACAAACCACCGACTCACTAAAAGACCTTAAAACACAACTAGAAAACTACATAATACAATATGATTCTAAAACCAATCCAGAAACAGCTTTCTTTGGCGAATATAATATTAGAGTAGTTGATGAAGAAGTAATAGAAAGAACAGTAACTAACAAGAGAAGAAGAGGTATAGCACTGGATCAAAATGGGACAATAGTAGCACAATCAGATTTAACTTTTGCTACAAATCCTACTATCATAATCGAAGAGGTTAAATTAAAACTTATTGCAGCTGGTTTAGTTCAACCTTCATTAGGAGCTCTAGATGGAGCAGATTTAGCTGTAATTGGTCAATCTCTAGATTATTTAGAGAGTAACGACGTTTTACAAGACAACCTTAATATACAAACTTTAGAAACACTGGATAGTCCTGAAAACACAGACGAGAGTAAGGGTTTAGGTTTGAATGCATTTCTAAACAACTTACCTGGAGGTAAGAGATTGAGAAAACGAGTTAGGAAATCGCTTGATCAAGCTAGTGAAAGATTAGGACAACAAATACAGAGTGAAAGAGCTTCTTCTGGTATCACAACCTCAGCACAGACTTTGACTAGAGGAGTTTAGGAAAACAAATGAATAAAATATTTATAAAAGTATGGCAAACTTAGATGCACTTAGAAAATTAATTAGAGAAGAGGTTAGAGCTGTCTTCCAAGAAGAATTGTCTGGTATCTTAAAAGAAGCAATAATGCACAAAGGAGATTCAACTAGCATTGTAGAATCCTCAAAACCTGCAAAAACTAAAATACCAGGAACACTTAATACTCAGCAAGTTAGACCCTTTACACCACCCAATTTTGGAACCAATAATGCTTTGAACGGCATTCTTCAGGAAACTGCTTTAAGTATGACTGCAAACGATTTAGCTAGTTTTGGTATGGGGCAAACACCAGCGATAGATGCTCCGGTAGTAGAATCTGTAGATGGAATGTTTGCAGCTGCCAGAAAGAGTTCTAATCTAGACGCAATTGAAATTAACGCTGTACCAGACTTCAGTGGTATTATGGCTAAAATGAAAGCTAACGGAGAAATATAATGGCTTACGGTATAAGAAATATAAACGTTCTTGATCTAAGACCTTCTGTAGGTGTAGGAGTGTCTATCCCATTTTCCAATCCTGCAGTATTCGAAACAGTATATACTACTAAAGAGCAACTAAAATTTAACTTGATTAACTTTTTACTTACAGATAAAAGAGAGAGAATTTTTAATCCTAATTTTGGAGCTAATCTAAGATCTCAACTATTTGAGCAAATAACAGCCGATACATCTGATAACCTAGACAATCAAATTAGAACTGGTATAGAACAATACTTTCCTAATGTAGTTATAAGCGAGTTAACAATTGGAGCTGAACCTGATCAAAACCTCATTACAATTCTGTTTTCGTATAACATAAGTAACACAGGAGAATCTGATAATGTAATTTTAAGTATAAATGGCTAATAAAGACGTACGATATTTAAATAAAGACTTTAACACCTTTAAAGAGGCGTTAATTGAGTATGCTAAAGCATACTATCCCAACAGCTATAACGACTTTTCAACCTCATCACCAGGTACCATGTTTATCGACATGGCTGCTTATGTAGGAGACGTACTCTCTTTTTATTTAGACAACCAAGTACAAGAAACTTTCTTACAATACGCTAAACAAACTAACAATCTTTACGCCTTAGCATACATGTTAGGTTACAGACCAAAAGTAACATCAGCTGCTATAGTTACCTTAGATGTGTATCAACAACTTCCTGCTTCGGGCGCTTCATATGCTCCAGATTTTAACTATGCATTAACCATAGACGAAGGTATGCAAGTAAGATCAAACGTAAATACTTCTAATTACTTTTTTTGCCCTAACAAAGTAAACTTTAGTTTATCGTCATCAATAGATCCGACAGACATATCAGTTTATACTACAGTAGGAGGAAACCCAAATACTTATTTACTAAAGAAAACAACACCTGCTTTGTCTGGTCAAGTTAAATCCACTTCTTTTACATTTGGGGCAGCAGAGAGATTTTCAATAAAAACTTTGGAAGATGCAAATATTATAGAAATACTTTCTGTAACAGACTTGGATGGAAATAAATGGTATGAAGTACCCTATCTGGCACAAGATTATATTCTACAACCCGTACAGAACACGGCTTTGAATTATCCAGATCTCTATCAAGAAGCCAACGAAGTCCCCTACGTTTTGGAAAGATTAGACGTTCCTACAAGATTTGTTACAAGATTTAAGTCTTTAACTGAATTAGAGTTTGAGTTTGGAGCTGGTGTAATAGAAGCCTCTGGTTCTGTTCCTAATCCATTTAATGTAGGCATAGGGACAGTAAATGGATTAGATTTACTTACAACAGCATTTGATCCTACTAACTTTGTATCAAATAATTCTTATGGATTAGCTCCAGTAAATACTACTTTAACTATTACCTATTTAGTTGGAGGAGGAGCGGCAGCAAATGTTCAAGTTAATGAATTAACTTATATAGCGTCGTCAAATTCTACATTTGCAGGTACTACTAATCCTGGAACAGCAGGTGTAATTAAAAGTTCACTTGCAACAAACAATAACGTAAGAGCAGTTGGAGGAGGAGATGGAGATACAGCAGAACAACTAAAACTAAACACTCTTGCTAAGTTTCCTTCTCAAATGAGGGCTGTAACTCAACAAGATTACTTAGGATTTGTTTTAGGAATGCCTTCTCAATTTGGACAAGTAGCAAAAGCTTATGTAACAAAAGACATTGCTACATTTGCAAGATATTTAGTAGGACAGAACGGTCTTAGAGACCCCCTTGCCACTTCAATTTATCTACTTACATTCAATACCGACGGTGAACTTACTGTACCAGGTCAAGCACTTCTACGAAATATTCAAACTTATCTAGGTCAATATAGAATGTTGACAGATACGATTATTTTAAAGAATGCATACATAATTAACATCCGAGTAGAATTTGATATTATAGTAAGACCAAACTATTCTGGTAGAGAAGTTATAGGATTTTGTTTGACAGCACTGAAAGCTTATTTTGATAGGCAAAGATGGCAAATAAATCAACCTATAATTTTATCCGAAATATACACTTTGTTAGATCAAATATCAGGAGTACAAACAGTACAAAAGGTAGGTATAACAAACATAGCAGGAACAGGTGCAGGTTATTCTCAATATAGTTATGACATATCAGCAGCAACATTAAACGGTGTTATCTATCCTTCATTAGATCCCAGTATCTTTGAGGTTAAATACCCAGATGTTGATATTCAAGGACGTGTAGTAACATTATAACAAATGGCAGTATACAACATATTCGCTTCAGCAGATGCTACTTTGTATTCAAGATATCCACTCAAGAATACAGGTAGAGATCCTATCTTAGAAGTAGGTGTAAGCAACGATCAAGACGGTGTTAGATTTTTACAACAAGTAGGATTAACAGATAATCCTTATTATACTTATGATTTAGCTGCTAATGGAAACGCAGCAATATCAGCTGAATATTTTCCAACGCATTCCATCAAGAGAGCTGTACTACAGTTTTCTCCTAGCGATATTAATACTCTTTATACTTTAGCGTCTCAATCTTCCGTACCAGCTATTTCAGCAACTGCGACTATAAGTTCATCGTACCAAGATGGTGCTTATTTTCAATTGACAGGATCTGTATCTGGAACATTTTTTCTAACATCTAGTAACACACAAACAGATAGTGCACCAATTTATTATATTACAACAGGTTCTTCCGCAAACCTTACAATGGTTGCTGTAGCAAATAAAATTAACTCATTAACATCGTTTGCTATAACAGCGTCTGTATCAGCTTCTAATTTATTTTTATCAGCAAGTACAGGCGGTGTAGCTGGTAATAGTTTTAGTTATACTAGCGCTTCTATAACACAACCGTTTGCAGGGGGTGTAAACTCCACTATAGCATCATGGGATGCTAACTTAAGATTATATTTAGCCTCAGCACAAAATCTCAACACAACATACTCATTAGATTTTTATGCTGTTTCACAGTCATGGGTTATGGGTACGGGTCAGTATGCTCAAACACCTGAAAGTAGAAATGGTGTAAGTTGGACGTATACTGGCCCAGCACAAAACTCACCTCTTTGGGTAACTGGAGGTGGTACGTGGAACAACAATTACACTTCTAGTCAATATTTTGACTATATGTCTGACAAAGATATAAACGTAGATGTTTCAAATATTGTGAACGCTTGGTTTAGTAGCTCTATTCCAAATTATGGTATAATAGTTAAACATCCTGATGTAATTGAAAACAGTACCTCATCGTTTGTAGACTTGAAGTACTTTTCAGTAGATACGCATACAATCTATCCACCTACTATACAATTTAAATGGGCAGATGCTTACTACTATCCTCAAGGTACAAACTATGTACTAAGTGATCAAATTACAATCACTTTACAAAACAATCCAGGAGCATTTAGACAGAACGAAGTTTATAAGATGAGAACATCTGTAAGGTTAACTTATCCACCCAGACAATTCATAACTTCTTCAGTATATCTAAAAAGCTTGTACTTATCCGAACAATCATATTGGGCTTTACAAGACGTAAAGACAAACGAGATGGTTGTAGACTTTGATACAAACTATACCAAGTTATCTGCTGATAGTGTTAGTAATTATTTTACTTTACACACAAGCGGTTTAGAAATAAACAGATATTATAGATTATTAATTAAAACATTTATTTACTCAACCACCTACGGTCCGTTATCTGTATATGATAACGAGCAGTCAATATACAATGCACTATCATTGTATGGAACAGAAGATCTAGCTCTTCTACCAGCAGAAGAAGTAATTTATACGGGTGAAAACTTAGTATTTAAAATTGTAGGATAATGCAGCAAGAAGTAAATTTAGTAAAAGAAGTATATGGAAGAAACACCTATACGAGAGTCATAGATACATCTTTTAGCGAACTGTATACTCCCGTAACTGCTTCTATTGCCGCTACAACACAAATAACAATAGAAGAGTTTTTTAACTTATATAATGATTTGTTTTTTGAAATACCTGCTATAGGTGAAGTGAACTCTCACGAATATTTAGTTAAAAGAAGTACAGAATATTTGGGTGGAGGTGTTCTTACAGACAATGAAAAAGCTTATATTGAAGAGATTAACTCTTTAAGACAACAATTGTTAGAAGCAAATCAAAATTATTTAAACTTAACTAAGATAGTTTAATGGAGTTGGTAGAAGTAAGATATTTAGGATCAGATGGAGAGTATCAAGATTATACTCCCTCAGACCTTGCGTTAATTAACAAAGCGTTAATTACTCCAAACTTCGGTACATTAGACGATTATGTTGAATATTTTGTAAAAGACCTTACAGGTAATGTTTTAAGTAGTAATTATTTTGACACTAAGTATGACTATGGAAATACAGATCCAGTAACAGGTACAACCACTAAACTTCTTTTAGATCCTCAAAACGATGCAAAACGGTTAGGTTATGATAGAGGTATAATAAATGTTAAATACAACTTTTTAAGAAAGTATTTAGTTTCCTCACCCATACCACAACAAAATTTCTGGATAGACGAAGTATCTACTTCAAGAACAGAAATCAAAACAGCAAGACAAGATTTATCAAATGATCAACTTGCGAATGCTTTTCAACTTTTCAACGCCTCTCTAGCAGCAGACGCATACTACCCAGACTTTTATTTGAATTTTGGAAACGATGTACAGCTTATAGCTGTTAATGCTGTATACGTTGAAGAAAACGGTAATGGCTATATTATATTTAAACTTTACGAACCCTTACCAGATCAGTTTGATTTGAAATCTACCTTTTGGGTAGTAACTAAGGTAGCGGATAGTGCTGAGTTTAACGTTACAATAAACATACAGTCTGAAGTTGTTTTAGATTACGAACCAATAAGCGGACCTAATTTTAAAGTTTTTGTTAACAATGCCGTAAATGAAATAACTCCTTATTATAG